GGCCCGTAAGCACACAGCGCCTCGTTTGTCAACCCACAGGGCGGCGAAAATTCACAAACCCACACATAAAATCGCTAAGTCTTATACATATTCTTATGAGAATCTAGTCTAGCTCTGCGGACTAGATGTGCTATAATACACAAGCGTTCAGACATCTCGACGAGGATTATGTACGACGACTGGGATCTCGACTATACATACACACCCAACTATGAGTCTTATGATCTCGACGAGATCTATGAGTCTTACATTCAATCATTCTCACAGGATGATGATCTAGACTGTGATGACGAATACGAGCGTGACACACAAGATTATGATGCACTTGCGTATCGTCATTACGCATGATATAATAGGTACACCACGCACGCACCCGCCATGTCCGCACACACTATCACACAGAAGCGTCTTGTGACCGTGACGCTGGATATTATGTGTTACGATGATCTGCCACTAGAAGACCTGAACTGGACGGATCTCCTGGACTTACAGGGTGATGAATCAGTAGAGGTAAATGTCCGGGATTACAACAACGATATGCCAGTTTGGTAAGTGTCTACTGGGTATTGACTCCACCGCTTCCATCCCGTATATTTGACTCAGTTCAAACCACCGACCAATGAGTGCTTACCCGATGGAAGACTTCCGTGCTGACGTTGCGGAACTGTTCCGACTGATCAAGGCATGTGAGGAATCCCGTGAGCGTTTGGAGGCGATGATCGCTGAGGAGGACACTTCTGAAACTGTCCACTGAGTATTGACTCCACCGCTTCAAACCCTTATATTTGACTCAGTTCAAACAAACCAATGACTGACACCACTTACAACGGATGGGCAAACTACGAAACGTGGAATGTCTCCCTGTGGATTGGCAACGACGAAGGTCTCTACAATGAGGCAAAGCGTCTTGCTAAGTTTGGCAAAATGTACCAGGACCTGGTAGAATTGCTCTATGAGTGTGGCAGCACTGAAACGCCTGATGGTGTAAAGTGGAATGACCCTGCCATCGATGCGGGTGAAGTCACAGAGATGATGGACGATCTCTGAACTGGCACAAAGGGGTTGACACAGCATCAACCCCATCCTATACTAAGAACAACAAGCGGGGGTGATGCATCCCGCTCAAAACACATCACATTCCATCGCTTTTTTTTATCATGCAATTCGCAATCTCCAACTCCTCCGCCGTTGAGAACATCAGCATCGAGGATCAAACCGTGACCGTGACCTTCACTGGTGGTCGCTCCTACGATTACACCGTCAACGACGTGACTGCCTTCACCACTGCCTTGACTGCTGCTATGCAACCTGAGCAGTCTGTTGGTCGCTTTGTGAACAAGTCCATCAAGAACGAGACCCTTCAGAAAGTCTCTGCCTGATCTCGACTAGAATGTGCGCGGTCATCTAGATCGCGCATATTACAACTAGATACACACAACTAGACACATGCATCACTAGATGCTATAATAACTAGAGAGGAAAGGGTTCGCCTCTCACGAAACGTAAAGTCACCCGGCGAGTAACGAAACACATAATTCTAGCATATTGGTTGGGTTTTCTGGCGGTCCTGGTGGTGCGGGACCGCTTTTTTATGTGGCACACAGGATGCCACTAACGTCTACCTCCACTCTAGCACACTGGGGGAGATAATGTGGGCAGCAGTGGACAGTTTGGCAACTGGCACACGCCGGATCGTTGTTATTATTTTGTGGCAGGATCAGTGTCGATGTATTGTCGTCAGCAGCGATACCCCTCGCCTCGTTTGATTTCCTATAAGATAACAGGGATCCGAGTGCTATGGGGATTCGGTGTGACACTTTCTGAGGTGTCCACTATCGGTTGCGCTCGCTCGTTTCTAAGGGTCATTCTGTGCCCATCGGATTCACACCCAACCCAACCGGATCCGCTCACCCCTTCTAATCATGAGCACCACCATTCAAGTCACCATCAACGGCAACACTGTTGAGGGCGAAGTTGCATTCATTCAGGCAATCCTTGGTCAGAACACTAACATTCTGACAGCGCCGGTAACTAACACGAACTTCAAAGATATTGAAGAGTTCGATGTGTTCATGACTGCTATTCTCAAAGAGTATTTTTCAGAGCAACAATCGGAATCGATTGTGACAACGCTGAGTCAGATTTCACAACAAAATTATCCTGATTATCGCGGCGGTTTGGGACTCTATCAAATGTTCGTGGGAACGTTAGAGCAACGCCAACTTATGAAGGTAGTTTTTGCAACTTATGCTCTCAAATTTGGTCGGAACCACGATCACAAATCATCGCTCAAATCTAAGATTAAATACGCTACTGCCTGCCCGCACTGCGGCGCTTATGCTTCTGCGATCCGTGACCGACTGATTAAGGAGGGTTATCTGTCATTCTGACCCTTTCTATGGTATGATTTCTGTAGTTCACACCCAACCCGATGCGCCCCGTTATCGCCACCCCTGCTAAGTTCTCTGAGGTTCCGATTGGAGAGTCCTTTGTCTGCGAACGCCTGCCCGGTTGGCACGTCGCCTGCTGGAAGACTACCACCCGCACCGCCGACGTACAGTTCCCTGAGAAGGTTGGCACCAAGGATGAGTGGGCGCAGTGGTATTTCAAGGCAAGCGATGACGTGACCCGTGGTCCGGTAGTGTTCGCTTGACACACTGGCACAAGGGGATGGCACAACATCGCCGTCCCCTGTATCTTATAAAAGTCAATCAAACGACACCCAACCCATGAAAGTTCAATCCCTTGGCGCAAACAAGACTCAAGTTGATCTGGCAGACGGAACCTCCGTGTTCTTCTCCTATAAAACCCCTGTTGCAGCATTGGTGCCTGGCAAAGGTTGGATTCGCACTAGTACCCGTTACAGTGTCACCACAACCAAACACATCAACCAGTGGATCGAAGCGCCTGCCACTGAAGTCGATCAGTGGGACATCGACCAACTAGTCGCTTTCTAAATTAAAGGTTAAGGGAGCGGCAACGCTCCCAACCTATGGTATGATTTCTTCAGTCGCAACCAACCCGATGCAACTCACTTCAAAGGACGGAAACATGGTTGTTGATTTTTACCCGGTAAAATTTGCTACGGGTAAGATTCATAATCGCCTCATGCTTAAAGTTCTAACTTTCCAAGGTAAAACACAATCCAAGAGTTACATTCAGATTAAAGATTTCTCACACGAATTTAATTCCCGTGTGTACGGTTACGGTTACAAGGTGACCAATTCTGATTTGATTCCACAATTGTTTAATTCTGCCATGGTCTGCGCTTGCTGATTTTCTTTAGGATTCAGGGGAGGCAACTCCCCTAATCCATGGTATGATTTCTTCAGTCGCATCCAACCGATGATTTACTCCCCCGCCTCATCCATCGACGACCGGACTCGCGTATGGGTCGGACGTCTGCCTGATCACGATAATGAAATGGCGATCAGCAGTCAGACACCGCCATCCTGCGGCGCTCCTGCCTGGTTCGTTGCTGCCCGTGAGAGTGCCCGCTGTGAGGTTCCGGACATTATCGGCACCGACGGTCTGGATGGTTGCATCGTGTGGGCACGATCCTGCCAGGGATCTAAGTTCTGATTCTTTTAAGATTCGGGGGGTTACATACCCCCCATCCATGGTATGATTACTTCAGTTCCAACCAACCACCATGGACGCCTTCAACACCTCACTCGACGCTTTCGAAGCGGAACTTAACCGCATCGAACCCCTGGATCTGCCCGGTCTCCGCGAATACATTCAGGAACATCCTGGATGCGACTGGGAAGACGCTTGCGACTGGCATGAGCAGATCACCGGTCGCACCGTACCCGAAGAACAGTACGGGGAGATCGAAGCAGTCTGGCAGGAAGAATCCCAAGAGTGGGAACCGACTGACGATGAGATAATGGGAGCGTTCGGCACTCCCTGGCATGACGGATTGTGAAGACTTTCGGAAGGGATCGCACTCCGGTCCCTTCTGTGCTTATAATAAAAGAGTCAACCACCCAACCTGACATGTTCACTTCAATCACCAACCGTTCAAAGTTCGGCGCTACCTATGAGTGGGCAGTGCTCTCCGTGCTCCCCATGGATGCAGACAAGGACCGCCATGGTCTGCGGGTCTGCGAGGTCAATAAGGCGCTGGGGATGCCCAAGGAGGCGCGGACCACTGCCACCCTGCTCCTGAAGCGTATGGCGGCAGAGGGTCTCATCCGTCGCTACGAATACAAGATCGGCAAGCGACCCTTCATCACTTACAAGCGGGTGATGCCACTCCGCAAGCGGGAGCGCCTAGCACGGATGCTCTGGGGACAGTGATCCCCTGTGCCAGTCGTGGCGGTGGCACAGTGCCCCGCCGTGCCGCCGCCCCCCGGCGGTTTAAAAAGGCATGGGTCCCTCTAAGCTATAAAGTCTTGCTTTCGCGAGGTCTTTATATAACTCAAAGTTTTTCTATATAAAACAAAAATGAAAACTGAAATACCTTGTATGAAAAAAAATCGCGGAGAAAATTTTTCGTCTGTAGAAGTCGATACAGTAACTGGGGAGTATGTCATCAAGGTTCCTGAGTGGATTATATCTGAGTTTGGGTGGTATGAGGGCACAGAGATAAACATGGAGGTTGATGGAGACGCTATCGTAGTTACCGAACTTTGACCTAGACATTCATTGGTTCTCGTAGTATAATTACCTTTGAATGCATTCACATTTCAAGTTGACCAAATTATGGCAAAAGGATTTACAGTAAAAGCAAAATCGCCCGCTAAGGATGAAGGGGGATCTGCTCCCAAGTATGATTACGACAAAGCAAGGGAAATGGTTCGTGGTAAGTCAGTAGTATTCTGTCTTCCTGGACGAGGAGTATCATACACGTATTTGAAGAACTTTGTACAACTTTGTTTTGACATTGTACAAATGGGAGGTAGTATTCAGATCTCTCAAGACTACAGTTCCATGGTAAACTTTGCACGTTGTAAGTGTCTTGGAGCAAACGTACTGCGTGGACCTGATCAGATTCCCTGGGATGGAAAACTGAAGTATGACTATCAGTTGTGGATTGATAGTGATATTGTGTTTAACACGGAGAAGTTTCTTCAGTTGGTTCTGATGGACAAGGACATTGCATCTGGTTGGTATTGCACTGAGGACGGACAGACAACCTCTGTAGCACACTGGATGGATGAAGATGATTTCCGTAGTAATGGTGGAGTGATGAATCATGAAACCTTGGAGACCATCAGTAAGCGTAAGAAACCATTCACCGTTGATTATGCAGGTTTCGGATGGTTGCTCATCAAACATGGTGTTTTCGAGAACGAAAAGATCAAGTATCCATGGTTCGCTCCGAAGATGCAAGTCTTTGAGAGTGGTGAAGTTCAGGACATGTGTGGAGAAGATGTGTCGTTCTGTCTAGATGCTATCGAAGCAGGATATGAGATTTGGTGTGATCCTAACATCAGAGTTGGTCACGAGAAGTCTCGTATTATCTGATTATGACTGACAGGTACACAATCCTCATTAAGGGAGAGACTAAGTTCAAGAACTTGACAGAGGAAGAGTATTTTGATATTATGGATGACCTGGCGGTAGAATACTATCAGACAGGTCGTCCACGTCCCTCGGACATTGAAACTAAAGTATTTGGAGATTATTCTTAATGGCAATGCGTTCTAAAGTCGGTGTCGTCAAAGACGGGTTTATGCCCGGAAAACCGAAGAAGTCTCGTCAAGGATCGGGAAAAAACACGAAGTACGCCGCTACTTCTCGTAATAACAAGAAGAAAGCATATCGCGGTCAAGGACGATAATACATAGTATAGATTTGTAAAGACTACATGGCTTGCTTGATTGCTAATCTTCCTTCTCAGGAAGTATGGGTCCGTAAAGAATATCTGACGGATCATCAATCTGGACACGGTGAGTTTGTAAAAGGCGTTTGGGTATCGGTTAAATCCATACCTGGACGCGCTTTTTATTTTGAAACTTACTTACCAGAATATGCGGCAATGTATGATAAATTGCCAATTAGTGCGTTTGTCTCTGATCCAGAAACTCCTACACCTGATATGGACCTCCCCAACCTACAGTTTTGGAACTGTATGGACTATGGTGTCGTCAGTGTAGACAAGAAGTTCATTGGTTCAATGGATTATGAGTGTTATACCCGTGATCACGGTATTGTAAAAGGGACTTATGTCTGTACGATTGACAACTATCATCATGACCCGGACTACGTAGACTGGGCAACGAGTGAAAATCCTGCCGAACACAAGTCTCATAACCTAATTGAACTTGAAAATGGACAGTATGCACTCTATCCAAACAATAGATTACGTATCTTTGATAATAGTCTGACTCCTGTAGAACCAAAAATGCCTGATTTTAAGGTTTCTACTCAGTATTATCAAGTTGAAAATGGTTACAAGCGTCTCGGTATGGGTCGTGAAGATGAATACTTCTGGAAAACGGCAGACGAACGCGAAAATAAATACACTGAATCACCCAACGAGGACTAAATGGGGAATTCACCCGTTGATAGGGACAAAAACCACATGTATAAAATGTGGGGAACAACAAACTTAATTACGGATTACTGGTCAATGCCTAATAATTACATGCACGAATACTGGTCCAAGCCACATAAAACCGAAGATCCAGAGGAAAGAGTGATCCAAGAAGTTTATGGTGACCCTGCTGCCATAAATAAAGTCAAGAAAACTACTGATCAATGGCAATTTCACGGGAATCAAGAGCATTTAGAGACATAAGTCTGTCTTTTGACCCACATCCTGTGACAAAAGACTTGCCAATTTTGAAGAACGCAAGAGCAATCACGCGATCTGTTCAAAATTTAGTGCAGACGATCCCAACAGAAAGGTTTTTTCAACCTCTTTTAGGGTCTGATGTACGGGCAAGTCTTTTTGATTTTGTTGATTTTGCCACTGCAAGCGTAATTGAAGAGCAAATCATCACCACAATTGATAATTTTGAACCTAGAGTTGCAAATGTGCAGGTTGATGTAGATCCTCAACCAGATAATAACACATTTAATGTTACTATCTTTTATGATATTGTTGGTCAGGACTTTCCTACTCAAGAATTTTCATTTTTGCTAGAGGCAACAAGGTAATATGCCTTTTACTAAATTTACAAATCTAGATTTTGACCAAATTAGGTCCCAAATCAAAGACTATCTCCGTGCAAACTCTACGTTTACGGACTTTGATTTTGAGGGATCTAATTTTTCTGTCTTAATTGACACGTTAGCGTATAATACTTACATTACTGCCTATAACTCAAACATGATTGTGAACGAATCCTTCTTGGATTCGGCAACTTTGAGGGAAAATGTTGTTTCTTTGGCAAGAAATATTGGTTATGTACCTCGCTCCAGAAGCGCCGCTAAGGCGCGTGTTAATCTGACGGTACAAACCACAAGCACATCACCTACAATGACCTTAGAGGCGGGTCTGGTGTGCGTAGGAAGCGTTAATGAGAGTCAATTTGTCTTCTCAGTTCCAGAAGATGTCACCACTACTATCAATTCTGGAACTGCTAAGTTTAAGGACCTTGATGTTTGCCAAGGAACTTACTTAAAAAAACAATTTGTCGTTGATGGATCGTTAGATCAACGCTTTATTTTACAAAATCCCTTCATTGATACCTCCACAATCGTTGTAAAAGTCAAGGGAGCATCTGATTCTGGTGAAGGAAGAGAATATGAGATTGCCCAGAACATTTTAAACCTGAATAAGAACTCTGAAATCTATCTTTTACAAGAAGTTCAAGATGAAAGGTATGAACTTCTCTTCGGTGACGGATATTTTGGTAAAAAATTAGAAAATGGAGCGATAATTACCGTTTCTTACATCACTACAGATGGTATTGATGGAAATGGAGCGAAAAATTTCGCATATTCTGGAAGAGTTACTGATAATCTTGGAAATGTGATTGTTCCAAGTAGTGATGTCACGATTTCAACCACTTCAAAGGCACAAAATGGTGGAGAAATTGAAAGTATTGACTCAATTAAGTATTTTGCACCAAGAATTTACTCTTCACAGTACCGTGCAGTCACTGCTCGTGACTATGAGGCGATAATTCAGTCAATTTACCCCAATACTGAGTCTGTTTCTGTTGTTGGTGGCGAAGAATTGGACCCACCTGAGTTTGGAAACGTAATTATTAGCATCAAACCCAAAAATGGTGACTTTGTTTCGGATTTTGACAAAGAATCCATCGCTACAAAACTCAAAAATTACTCTTTATCGGGTATAAACCAAAAAATTGTTGATCTTAAGGTACTTTTTGTTGAAATTGACTCTGCAGTCTACTATAACAACGCAAAAGTATCAAATGTCAACGATTTGAAGTCAAAAGTTTCGTCAACACTGAATACTTTTGCCACAGCAAATATTAATCAGTTTGGTGGACGCTTCAAATACAGTAAATTGTGTCAAACCATTGATAGTACTGATAGTGCTATTACTTCTAACATCACAAGAGTTAGAATTAGAAGAAATTTGAAAACATTGATCAATACTTCTGCACAGTATGAACTTTGCTATGGAAATAAGTTCCGTATGGATAAAAATGGATTTAACATCAAGAGTACAGGATTTGGACTCTCTGGAAGAAGTGGAACATTCTATTTTACTGATACTCCAGGAGAAAATGATAAAGGAGTTATTTCTGTAGTTAAAGAAAGGAATGATGAAGGTGAATATGAGGTTGTAATCAAGTCAGCAGGAACAGTTGATTATGTGAAGGGTGAGATATTACTGAGTACGATCACATTCTCCTCTACAGTTAAAGAAAATAATATTGTTGAGATTCAGGCAGTCCCCGATTCAAACGATGTTATAGGTTTGAAAGACCTTTATCTATCTTTCTCGGTTGCTGATAGTGAGATAAATATGATTAAAGATACTATTACATCTGGCGAACAGATCTCTGGCGTCGGTTATAAAGTTACTTCAAGTTATCTAAACGGAGAACTTAAGAGAGGATAAGAATGATACAAACAGGCTTTGAAAGAAGGGTAAAAGTTCAACAAGTAATTGAAAGTCAGTTACCCGAATTTCTTAGATCCGAAAGTCCAAAATCTATTGACTTTCTGAAGCAATATTATATTTCTCAAGAACATCAGGGCGGTGCTACTGATATTGTTGAGAACTTAGACCAGTATCTCAAATTTGACAACCTTACACCAGAGGTTGTCACTGGATACACCAGTTTGACTGCTGGAATTTCCTCTACTGCCGATACAGTTCAGGTTTCTACAACGAAAGGATTTCCTGATGAGTATGGTCTGTTTAAGATCGGTGATGAAATTATAACATATACTGGAAAAACTGCAACCTCTTTTACAGGATGTATTAGAGGTTTTAGTGGTATTTCTTCTTATCGTTCTTCTCTTGATCCAGAAGAATTAGTATTCAGCGACACCTCTGAGCAGGTTCATGCCAATGGTTCTATGGTACAGAACCTTAGTGCTCTTTTTCTTAAGGAGTTTTATAGAAAGTTAAAGTATTCTTTTGCTCCTGGTCTTGAAGATGTTGATTTTGTAGATGATTTAGATGTCAATAACTTTGTCAAAGAGATAAGAAGTTTATATGAATCAAAAGGAACAGAGGATTCCTTCAAGATTCTCTTTAAAGTTCTTTATGGTGTTGATCCAAAGGTAATTGATTTAGAGGATTATCTGGTAAAACCATCAACAGCAAAGTTTAGAAGAAGAGAAGAGGTTGTTGTTGAGAGAGTTTCTGGTGATCCAAACAAGTTAGTTGGGCAAACAATCAGAAAATCTACTGATAGTGCAACTCAAGCTTCAGTATCAGAAGTAGAAATTTTCACACGTTCTGGAATCAGTACATACTATAAACTCGGATTGTTTGTAGGTTTTGATGATAGAGATCTCATTGAGGGAACATTTAAAGTACAACCTGCTACCAGAGTAGCAAACACAGTCAGTGTTGGTGCTTCTGTAGTAACTGTTGATTCTACAGTCGGGTTTGCTCAAACTGGAAAGATTATTTCTGGAAGAAACACAATTAAATATACAGATAAAACTGTAAACCAGTTTCTCGGATGTAGTGGTATTGGCACTGCAATTTCTCCATCAACCGAACTTAGAACTGATGAAGTCTACATTGGTTATGAAGATGGTGATATTTCCAAGAAAGTAGAAGTTCGTATTGGTGGTGTTCTTTCTAAATTTAAAGCGACGAATGATATCTTATTGTCTAACGAAGGACAAAAGATATTCGTTAAAAATATTGGTGAAAGAATCAAAAATCCAGAACTCAATAAAACCGATAAGCAAATATTTGCTAATAGTTGGATTTACAACACAAGTTGTAGATTTGATGTAGAGAGCATCAATGGTGCCACAGTTCAATTAAAGAGTGAAATTGATGAATCTAGCCTTAAAGTCGGAGATACTGTAGACATTCTAAGTGGGTCTACAGAAACTGTTCTTCATGCCAATGCTACAGTTGCTACTGTTAGTACTGCAAACAAGCAAATCACACTTGACAATCTTGTAGGATTTACTGCCAATTCTACAACAATCTATACGATTAGGAGAAAACTTGAAACCGCCACCAGTAGTGGTACTCCATTGTTTTATGGTGATGATACCGTCACCACTGATGTTCAGAATGTATATACAGATGATACTCATGCATACGTTGCTTCAAACTCCTTACCTTCATATGACATTAGTGAGACTGCTCTGAGTGCAACTCTTGCGTCTGCTGCTGGCAGTGCTCTTCAAGGATTTAGTGCGTCAACACAAAAATACAGCATTATCTCTTTTGCATCACCAGTTCCCTTCGTAACTGGTGATGAAGTCTTCTATAAAGCATCCTCAGACACGCTTGTAGGACTCTCTGAGGGCGTTTACTTCGTTAAGGTGCTGTCCGCATCCAATCAAATTAAACTCTTTGCTTCTAGGTCTTTAATTGAGGGAGGATCTTCTTTAGAGTTTACGTCTGCTGGAGCAGGCACACACAAATTTGTTCTTGCAAGTCAAAAGAGTGAGGCAATTTATCCTCAACAATTATTGAAAAAATTCCCAATCGTTAGAAATATCAAGGACGGTAAAGGAACATCAACTATTCCTGGATCTACAGGAATGTTAGTTAATGGCACTGAAGTTGTAAACTATAAGTCAAATGATAAGATTTACTTTGGTCCAATTAAAAATGTAAGACTTTACAATGGTGGTAAAAATTACGATGTAATCAATCCACCAACCATTGAAATCGGTTCTCCTGGAGCTGCCTATACCACTGCTCTTGTAAGACCTGTAGTTCGTGGTAGTGTAACTGAAGTACAAATTGATCCACAAGATTTTGATTTGGTAGATGTTACTTCTATCACTATTGATGGTGGCAATGGATCTGGTGCAGTTCTGCAACCAATTTTAGAAACCAGGTATCGTGAGATTGAGTTTGATGCTCGTTCAACTTCTGGTGGAGGTAGTGTTAATAATAGTGATGATACTATTACTTTTGATAAACCACACAATCTGAGAAGTGGTGATGCTATTGTCTATAGCAGAAATGGTAATAATGCGATTGGTATTGGAACCTTTGGTGGTTCAAACACTCACCAAGACAAAGCGTTGGCGAGTGGGTCTGTATACTTTGCTCAAGTTGTCAATACAACAACAATTAAGTTGTATGAAACCTTTGAGAATTACTCAAGTGGTATTAGCACAGTAGGATTCACCACGTTTTCTCAAGGCATTCATAAATTTAGATTATTTGATGGTAAGAAAAATATTAGTGCAATTAAAGTTACCAACCCTGGAAATGGGTATGAGAACAGACAACTAAAAGTCAAGTCTGAAAATATTTCCTCTGTTAGTGATTCAATCACTTTTAATAATCATGGATTCTCAGATGGAGATAAAATTCTTTACACAACAGACAATACTGCCGTAACTGGATTAAACACCAACGTTCAATATCAAATATTGAAGATTGACGATCACTCTTTCAGACTTGCGAACGCTGGAGTTGGTGGAACAAATACAACTGACTACACTAAGAGACGGCATGTTAATATTACTGGTGTAGGAACTGGAATTCAAAACTTTGCTTATCCTCCAGTAACAATTACAGTTAATGCAGAGTTTGATGGTGTATCTGGAGTTATTACAGCAACTCCATCGGTAAGAGGTGAGATTGTTGATCTTTACCTTTATGAGACTGGAACAGGTTATGGATCAACAATCCTGAACTTCCACAAAAAACCAGACATCAAGATTAAAAATGGTAAGGATGCGGAGTTAAAACCACTAATCTCTGGTGGAAAAGTTATTTCTGTACAAGTCACTAATTCTGGTAGTGAATACTCATCTGCACCAGATCTCAAAGTTGAGGGTGAGGGTGTTGGAGCAAAACTTAGAGCGATTGTTAGTGGCGGAAAAATTACCAATGTTGTAGTTCTTTCTGGTGGTGTAGGTTACACCCAAAATACTACTTCAGTAGTCGTAACTTCTGCTGGTTCTAACGGTGTTGTTGATGTTGAAGTCAGAGATTTGGTCTGCAACACTCACACCAGATTTGGTGATGAAATTTTAGTTGAAACTGAAGAAAAACTTGGATATGGGTTAGTAGGATACTCTACTGCTATTGGAGCAGATACTTTTGGTGATGTGGGTGGTACACACTCTCCAATTATAGGTTGGGCATATGATGGTAACCCCATATATGGTGGTTATGCTTACAATAATCCATCAGATATAAATTCCGGCATAAAAATTCTAACAAGCAGTTACGAATTGGCAACTGCAGAAGTTTCTGATAGACCTTCTGGATTTGTTGCTGGATTCTTTGTAGAAGATTACAAGTTTACAGGATCTGGCGATCTTGATGAGCATAATGGAAGATATGCTAAAACTCCAGAATATCCTAATGGAGTTTACGCTTATCATGCAACAATAACCAGTGATGGTAAAAATAGTAAGTTCCCATTCTTTATTGGTGAAAGTTATTCTTCCGTTCCAGTAACTCAGAATATTAATCAAACGTTTGATTTCAATTCTTCAGACTTACGAAGAAATACTCTTCCTTATGTTGCAGGTGATAAATTTGCTACTAATGATTTTGTTTCCGAACCAAATGAAATTCTAGTTCAAAGTGCTGTAATTGATTCCATCACTAGAGGGTCTGTAGATGGATTCAAGATTAATAATTCTGGTACAGATTACAGAGTTGGAGAAACTGTAACGTTTGATAATGATGGAACTAATGGTGGTGGACTTTCTGCATATGTTGGTAGAGTCTCTGGTAAATCTATTGTAGACGTAACCACCACGATTCAGAGTCATCAAAATGCAGTTCTTGTTTGGGAAAAGAGTGGTGCAGTATCTGTTAATGTAGATCCATCTCATGGATACTTCGACAATGATCAAATTGCAGTTTCTGGATTATCTACATTCATTTCTGGTCTTACGAAATCTCATAAAATTGGAGTTTCGTCAGAAAGAACTCGCCTTTCTGTTCAAGTCGCTGCCAACTCCACAGTTGGTTTTGTTACGGATATATTTGTCAACAGAGTTGTTGATTCTATCTCTGTAGGAAGCACTCTAGGCATCGGCACAGAGACTTTATCCGTTTTGGGAACATATCCAGACAAGAAAGTAGTTAGGGTCTTGAGGGGGATTGTAGGTGCCGCACACACGGCAAATACTGATGTATTTGTATCTCCAAGCAAATTCACTTTGCCCGTAAATGTTTCCTACTTTGATTCTGCCGTAAATGACAAGGTATTCTTTAATAGTATTCAATCTGTAGGTATTGGAACTACTGTTGGATCTTCATCATCCAAGGGATATTTTACTGGAAGTCGCCAATATTCAATTTCAGTACCAACTCAGGGAATTTATTTACCTAACCATCCCTTCAAGACAGGTGAGCAAGTTACATTTGAAAGACTTGCTGGTTCACAAGGATTTACCGTTTCTAATACTAACACTAGCGCAACTTATAGTATTCCACAAAGTGGAAATACTGAAACCTTATTTGTAGTTAAAAAGACTAATGATGTAATTGGTCTTTGCACTCAAGTTGGTCTTACCACCAATACTGAAGGTTTGTTCTTCAGAAACATAACGTCCAATGCTGACAGTAGAGATTACAGATATTCTTTAACTTCAAATAAAACTCAAGTAACTGCTAAAGTAGAAAAAATTAGAGCAAAAGTTGCTGTTTCTACAGCACATGGTCTGAACAACGGAGATACTGTAAATCTAAGCGTTAATTCTGAGCAATCAGTTGGTATTGGTACATCAGTTTCCGTATACCTTAAGTATAACTCTGCAAATGATAAGTTACTTGTCAATCCAATCGGGTTTACTTCAACTGCGGTAAACACCTCTTCAAACAGATTGACACTCACTGAGCACGGTCTCAAAACAGGTGATAAGGTATTTTATGATTCCGATCTTATTATATCCGGTCTTTCTACTGGATCTTACTTTGTTTACAGAATTGATGACAATACCATCAATCTTGCAAACACAAGGTTTGATGCAGTTTCTAACCCACCAACCGTGGTTAGTTTTGGATCTACTGGTGGTTCCAGTCAAGAATTGTCTCCGATCAACCCAAGATTGAATGTTGTTAGAGATAACAACTTAGTATTCAATGTAAATGATTCCTCGTTGAGTGGTTATAACTTTAGACTTTACTATGATCGCGATTTCAAGAATGAATTAGTTTCTATTGGATCTTCTACAACCTTCAGCACAGTAGGTGTAGGAACTGTTGGTATTGCCAATACTGTTACTGCATCCACAGTCACTCTTAACTTTAATAAGAACCTTCCATCTAAAGTTTACTATCAATTAGATAAGGCAGGATACATTAGTACTGCTGATACTGAGGTAACAAACTATTCTGAAATTAATTTTATTGATAGCACTTATTCTGGAACTTACAGTGTTACCGGAGTTGGTGAAACTGTATTTACTGTTTCCCTTAAGAGTGTTCCAGAAGATCTTGACTATAATCAATCATCCACAAGTGTTCTTAAATATTCTACTTCTTCACCAAGAGCTCTTGGTGGTGTTGATAAATTGGAAATCACTTTTGGTGGAGCAAGTTATAAGAGACTACCTAAGTTTGTAAGTATTGCGTCTACAGCAGGCATCAATGCTGATGTAATTCCCACTTCCACGACTCTTGGTAGAATTAATCAAGTCACCATACAAGATGCAGGATTTGATTTTTCTGCAGATAGAACGCTCAGTCCAGAAGTTTACATCTCACCAAATATTACGGTTGTTAATAGAAATACCATTTCTGGCATAACAATAACATCTGGTGGTTCTGGATTCACGTCTCCTCCAGATCTTGTTCTTGTCAACCCCGATACAGGATCTGCTTATGACAATGGAACTCTTATTGCTAAGATGCAGGGTTCATCTATTAATAAGATTGAAATACTTGATGTTCCTAAGGGTCTTTCTGATACGGAATCTAAAGTATTCTCTGTAAACAACAGTAACGGTGTTGGTGTTAATAGTGTTTTCTCATCACCTGCTGGTGTCGTGACTTGTGTTCTGGCAACTCCAACTCTTGGATTTACAACTGCCACGGCACCATTTGCTGTAAATGACTTTGTATATGCCGAGAATATTTCTTTAGCATCTACCACAGGTACAGGATTCAACTCCCAAGATTATTCTTACAACTTTTTTAAAGTAACTGCATACAGAAATACCAATCCTGCAGAGGTTGAATTTGATATTTCTCCTTATGCAACTAACGCTGGTGTTGCTCAAACTGATGGTCAAAGCACTTTTGCGACCCTTGTTAACAAAAACAACTATCCTACATTTACTGTTGTACAAACTCCATTAGAGTTTATTGTTGGGGAATCCCTCTTTATAAAGTCTGGAAACACTTATACTGAAGTAGATCTGGTAGTTACTAATAATCTTAATGATGCGATTAAAGTTTATGGAACTTATGAGTTATCTGAAGATGATGTGATTGTCGGAAAAAATTCTGGCACGATAGCAACTATCAACAAAATTGATGAAAATACTGGCATTTTTGAAGTTGATTACTCTCTTGAAACGGATTATGGTTGGTCAAATGACACAGGCAAGTTGAATGAGGATTATCAAGTTATTCCCGACAATGATTACTATCAAAACCTGTCTTATAGTATTAAGAGTCCAATAGAATTTGAGGATTGGGTGAATCCTGTTAATAGAATTCTCCACTCTTCTGGATTGAAAAACTTTGCTGATACTGGAATTACAACGGAGGGAACAGTCTCTGCAGCAACAAGCACCTCTGCAAATAGCAGTGCTTTGATTGACATCATCAATCTAAATGCAAACGGAACCACAATGAGAGTTGATGCTGTCAACTTCTTTGATTTTGGTATTGATATTGATGCGTCAAACAACAAGTCCAAGTTCATCAAGTTCCAGAATAAGAGACTTGCCGATTATATTGAATGTAAGACCAATAGAGTTCTGACGATTGATAACTTCAATAATCAGTTCTCCAATCAAGAGAATGCTAATACAACCCTGTATCGTGATATTGATAAGTTTATTGCCAATGATGGATACAGTAGATATTTGGTTCAAATGATCAAACCAAATAGCAAAGATCTTCAAGCAACTGAACTGATTGTTGTTAATACAAAGAATGATGATTTAATTACTGTTGAGAGAGCATCTATTCACAACACGAAAGATGACCTTGCTGACATTCAGGCATTTAAGGATGCTTTTGATAATGTTTCACTGAGACTTACACCTGACGATCCTTTCAATGATGATTTGGATGTCAAGTTTATAAAGAACAACTTTAACACAACCCTTGCCGGTGTTGGTACACAATCAATCGGATTTGTTAATCTGATCGGAAACAATGTTTCCGTTGGAGTTGGTTCTACAGGATTAGTTTTTGAAGGTTCTTCAAGTGGCACCGAATCAATATTTGCAAATATTGAACTTATTGATACGGTTACTAAGGACAAGACTATTGTTGATATGTTTGTTGATCACGATGGAACTGATACTTACAGATCAGACTTCTTCTTTGATAATAGCACTTTAGGATATTCTCCAAAGTTTATAGGAACTTTCACCAGCAACATTGCATCTGGTGTCCTTAAGTTAAATTTTGAGAATACCGAGTCCAATAACGTTCTTGTTCGCTCCAGGATTGTCGGGTTTAATACAGTCGGTGCTGGTATTGGTACACATATTTTCAAAGCTAGTGGTCAATCAGATAGTTCCGTTAGAGAAGGTCGCCTTGAAACGAAATTCTCTACATTCTCGGGGACTGGAATTTCTACAGTATTAACCTATGACAAGGCAGATGTAACAACAGTTAAATCTACTGCAAAAGTATCTTACGGCAATACATCTGCACTGCATCAGGTCTTATTCAATCATAATGACACAAATGCTTTCACGGTACAATATCCACATTTGTCAATCGGCAGCACCATGGGTATTGGTACGTTTGGAGCTGATATTAGCGGTAGTAACTTTGTTCTGATATTCCACCCAGATGCCAACATTAGCGATGACATCACCGTTCAAATTTACAGTGAAATTATTCAAACAGAAAAAGATTTGAACAATGTTCCTGCAACATTGACTTATGGATCTGCAAATGAACAACTGAAAACCTCCCAGTTTGACTCTATCAATGGCGATAGAACTAATAAAGTTGATTTTGATGTTAAACATAATAGTATTCCAATATTTGAAAAGCAATTCAATCCTGGAATTTCCACCGTAGTCAATCTGGGAACAGGTGTATTCACAATTGCGGATCACTTCTTTAGTGACCGTGAAAAACTAACATATACACCAAGATCCACTTTTATTGGTGGTGCTCATACCTCTATGGTTATGTCTAATGGAAGTGTTCTTCCCTCCACAGTCTATGCTATCAAGGTGAATAATGATGAATTTAAACTTGCCACAAGTAAAACTGGTGCAGCAGTTACATTTAACTCTGCTGGAAGCGGAAATGGTCACACCCTTGAAATGGAGAAGAAACTTGAGAAGTCTCTGATTACCATTGATGGAGTTTCAAGATCTCCTTTGGCATTCACTCCAATTAACTACACTCTTAATAATAACGGTGGATCTATTTCTGTTGATGCGACATATTTTGGTATTTCTGGAATCTCCTCTATTCTCCCAGGAGATGTTCTAAAGGTTGATGATGAGTTTGTTAAGGTTAACGCTGTAGGTCTTGGAACCACAACTATCGGACCTATTACGGGAACAGGTTCTTTCAATGTTATTAAAACTGAGAGGGGATTTGTTGGAACTTTGGCAACCACACATACTGACGGATCTACTATCAGAGTGTTCCAAGGTTCTTACAATATGACCAGAAGTAAGATTCACTTTACTGAAGCACCTAGAGGTAACACTCAAGAACTGGTTGATAACAGTAATATTCCATTCCACAAGTCTACTTTCAATGGTAGAGTATATTTGAGAAATGATTATGCATCTAACCAAATTTATGACGACATCACTAGACAATTTACTGGTATCGGTGCAACTTATCGTCTGACTGTTGGTGGTGCTAATACAACAGGTATTGAAACTGGTAGTGGTTTGGTGTTCATCAACAATATGTTCCAAACTCCAACAACTGATAACAATACTGGAGGAAACTACAGTTTCACAGAGAGTGGTAGTGCTTCCAATGTAGTTTTCACTGGCGTAAAAGATTCAAATGATGATCTTGTTATTTCAGAAACTGATGTAAACAAGAATCAACTTCCAAGAGGTGGAATGATCGTTTCACTTGGATCTACTCAAGGTCTTGGAATTGCTCCTCTTGTTGGCGCTTCTGTAACAGCATTTGTCTCTGGTGGTGTAATTCAATCCATTGGAGCTGGTGCCACTGATATTCTTGGTTCTGGATACCGTGGGTCTGTTGCTATTGGTATCACTGATCCAAATCATAGTGGCAATGCTGCTGCTGTCACAGTTACAGTTGGTGCTGGTGGATCTCTAGCATTCAATGTAACTAACGGAGGAACTGGATATAGTTATAATCCAACTATCAATATTCCTTCACCTTCCTACGAAAATCTCCCAATTGTCGGAGTTTCACGTCTTGGTCAGGGTGCAACAACTGATTCTGGTAGCGGTCTCCTTCTTAATGTTGAAGTTGGTGCTGCGATAACAGCAGTTGGAATTGGTTCTACTCTCTTTGAGGTTAAAAACTTCAAGATTGCTAGAAATGGATATGGATTTAGAATTGGCGACAAGTTCAAACCAGTTGGTCTTGTAACTGCCAAAGGTCTTCCTTCTATGGTAAATGATCCAGAATTTGAAGTTCTGGATATCTTTAACGACAAATTTGCCGCTTGGCAATTTGGTGAACTTGATTACATTGATTCTATCTCTGATCTTATTGATGGATCTCGTGTCAGATTCCCACTGAATTATAAGGGTGAACTTCTAAGTTTTGAAGTTGATAAGAATAATCCAGACTCTTCGGTAATTGATCTTGAAGCAGTTCTTCTAATCTATGTAAATGGTGTTATCCAGCAACCAAATGTTCATTATCAGTTTGTTGGTGGTACGTCAATTGTATTCACAACTGCACCAACTTCAAATGATAATATTGATATCTTCTTCTATAGAGGAACTAGAGGGACTGATAGTGTCAGCGTAAATGTTAACACCACCGTTGAAACTGGAGATCTCCTGCAGATGCAGAAGACTGATAATAGTCTTGCTCAAGATCCTAGAACAATTTACAATATCAATAATTCCGACAAAGTAGAAACAAACATTTACGCTGGTCTTGGTATTGATGAAACTAACTTCAAACCACTTAGCTGGATTAAGAAGAAGGTAGATCAGAGACTTGGTGGTGAACTTGTTAATAAGTCAAGAGATTCCATTGAAGGTCAAGTCTATCCTACTGCAAGAGTTATTGGTGACATTTCTGCATCTGCAACTGAAATATTTGTTGATGACGCACAATTCTTCAATTATGAGGAAAATGAGTCTTCTATCAATATCACCAGTGTCAATGGATTGCTTGTAAACACGTCAACAGAACATGTATCTGCTGCTGTCACTGCTGTAGTTTCTTCTACAGGAACGATCAGTTCCTTAGATGTAACCGAAGGTGGTGCTGGTTATTCGGGTTCAGCAACACTTAAGATTGCTGCACCGAAGGCAGTGGGTGTTGGTGTTGGTACAACTGCTACAGGTACAGTCGCAATTGTCAACGACTTTATCAACTCTGCTTCTGTAACTAATGCTGGTTTTGGTTATACACGCACAGCACCTCCACAAGTTCTGGTTTCTACACCATCACTTTCTGTTGAAACTTTAACTGGAATTACTGCTGTTGCTGGTTTTGCTGCAACGATTACTGGTATTGCTACAGCAGTCGGAACCGGCGGAAACGCTCTTGCCCTTGCATTTAGTTTCACAGCATCTAGCACCACAGGACTTCAGGAAGGTTATCCAATTTTCGTCAAGAACACTAGTGTTGGTAATGGTGTAAGGTCCATCAATGGTTCTGATAATTCAATCGTTGCTATTGGAACAACATTCCTGGATAATGTTTACATCATCAATGATCTCCACTTAACTGCAACAACTGGAGTTGCTACTTGTAACATTCTTTCTACAACTACGCACGCGGGTCTCACCACAACGGGTAGTCTGACAGTCCCACAAGGGACACTCTCTTGGGGTAGACTTTCTGGATTTAGCAGAGCATCTTCCCCAATTGCTATCGGTGTTACTGGTTTGAGAGTTGATGCTGGATTGTCAACATTCCCCACTATCCAAAGACGGGGATTCGGTTTGAGAGACAATGGATCTCTCAGAAAGGACCTGGGATAGTTATAAATATAGAAAAAAGCTAGCAACAATGGCGGCAATTGTAACCGATCAGTTTAGAATATTAAATGCGGGAAACTTTGTAGATTCCGTCACTAGTTCTGCAAACTCTTACTATGTTTTTGTTGGTCTATCTAATCCTTCTATAGTTGGATTTGGAAGAACTACAGACTGGGATACAAATACTCCTAGTCCCACTGATAATATTGATTATGCCAATTTTATTGGCGACAATATGTCTTTTGGTAAGAAAGTCTCCTCTGCTAATGTCAGAAGACTGGTAAGGAGAGTTGATTGGACTAGAGGGACAAAGTATGAAATGTATCGTCACGATTACAGTCTCAAAAATCTCTCACCCACCACAAAGTCTGCAAGACTTTATGATGCGAACTACTATGTAATGAATAGTGAGTTCAAAGTGTATACTGTTATTGATAATGGTTCTTCTGGAATTAGCACAACAGGAAATGCTTCTCTTGATGAACCAACTTTCACTGACCTTGAACCATCAAAAGCAGGTGTAAGTGGTGATGGATATGTCTGGAAATATCTTTTCACTGTATCTCCAAGTGATATTATCAAGTTTGATTCTACTGAATATATTTCACTTCCAAATAATTGGTCTACATCAACAGATGCTCAGATAGTTGCTGTTAGAAATAATGGCGATTCTGATATTAATGAGAATCAGATTAAGAAAGTATATATTGACCAGCAGGGGTTGGGATATTCTCAGGGGTCTCATGAAGTTAATATTTTAGGTGATGGCACTGGTGGTAAAGTTATCGTTGATGTAGATGTCAACGGTAAAATTACAAATACTGTGGTTTCCTCTGGTGGAAAAAATTATAGTTATGGAATTGTTGATCTTGGATCAATTAATTCTAACTCCAGCACTAAAGCAAAACTGATTCCAATTATTCCACCATCAAAAGGTCATGGTCATGACCTTTATAAGGAACTTGGTGCGGATAAGGTTCTTGTATACGCAAGATTTGATGATTCTACTAGAGATTTTCCAACTGATGTAACTTTCTCACAAATCGGTATTGTTAAAAATCCAACTTCTATTGGATCTACAACAGTATTTGATGAAAATCAATTCTCTTCATTAGGAGCATTGAAATTTACCTCAGTTACTGGAACAGTATCTGTTGGTGATAAAATTAGTCAAAGTGTTACAGGCGGAACAGCAGTTGGTTTTGTTGCTTCATTTGATAATGAAACTAAAGTATTGAAGTATTTCCAAGATAGAAATGCTTTCCTGAATCAAACTACATTTGATCAAACAGATTATGTTGGTGTTTCTACCAACGGTAAACTGTATGAGTTTGCTTCAAATTCAAACGCAGTTACTACCACTGGAGGTTTCTCGGGTTCTATTGATACTGGATTTACTGGTATTACAACAAATCCAACAGGAACAAAACTTATTTCAATTGGCACCCAAATTACAAACGGGATTGCCAATCCTGAGATAAATAAAGGGTCGGGAGATATTGTCTATATTGACAATCGTCCAGCAATCTCCAGAAACTCAAGACAAAAAGAAGACGTTAAAATCATCCTGGAATTCTAAACGATGCCACAGAAAACTAATCTCAATATCAATCCTTATTTTGATGATTTCAGTAAGGATGATAATTTTTACAAGGTTTTATTCAAACCAGGATTTCCAGTTCAGGCTAGAGAACTGACGACTCTGCAGTCAATCCTGCAGAATCAAATAGAATCGTTTGGAAGTCATATGTTCAAAGAGGGATCAATGGTGATCCCAGGTAATGTTGCGTATGATTCTGAATATCCTGCTGTTAAGTTAAATGCTGATCATCTAGGTATTAACATTTCAGTATATGGTAAAAATCTTGTAGGGAAGAGATTAAAGGGTCAAACATCTGGCATCGTTGCAAAGGTTGACCGATATGAAAATGTATCAGACTTAACTGGTATAACGAATCCAACTATATTTGTAAAGTATATTGAATCTGGAGATAATAATCAGGTTGAACCGTTCCAGGACGGAGAAGTTTTAATTACAGAAGATTCCTTCACTTACGGAAATACTTCTGTCAATTCAGGTGAAACTGTAGCATCGCTGATTAGTGAAGATGCTACGTCTGTCTCCAGTTCCGTATCAATTGGTTCTGGAGTATATTTTATCAGAGGAACTTTTGTAGATGTTTCATCTGATAAGATATTTTTAGATCCATATTCCAACACATCATCTTATAGGGTTGGTTTAACTATCAATGAAGAGATCATCACAGCAAAAGATGATGATTCTTTATATGACAATGCTAAAGGATTCTCTAACTATGCTGCTCCGGGGGCAGATAGATTAAAAATAAGTCTAACATTATCTAAGAAACTCTTAACAGATAATGATGATAAGACTTTTGTAGAACTTGTTAGAATACAGGGTGGTGAATTAAAGAAACTTCAAAATAAATCTAATTATAACTTAATTAGAGACTATTTTGCTAAGAGAACTTTTGAAGAATCTGGAAATTATTCCCTTGATAACTTTGATGTTGAGGTCAAAGAGTCTTTGAATGACAGACTTGGTAATGAAGGAGTATTTTTCTCAAATCAATCTACAGATGATGGAAATGTTCCATCTGAAAACATGATGGCAATTTCTGTTTCTGCAGGAAAAGCATATGTAAAAGGATATGACGTTGAAAATACTGCCACTAAAATTATTGATGTAGAGAAACCAAGGGATATTAGAACAATATCCAATTCTTTGGTTCCTTTTGAAATGGGGACTCTGATTCGTGTCAATAATGTTCAGGGAACTCCATTATTTGGTGTAAATAATAATAGTAATATTGTAAGACTTCAGGGTCAAAGAAGAGGAACATCTACAACTGCTGCCACTGGAACTGAAATTGGTCAAGCAAGAGTATATAATTTTAGTCTCACAGATTCTGCTCAAGTAGATCTTTCTACTTCATGGGATTTATATCTTTTTGATGTTCAAACATATACCACTATTAGTTTGAACGAAAATACTTTGACTGCTGACATACCTGTCAGTTCTTACATTAGAGGTGTAAGTAGTGGTGCTTCTGGTTATGTACAGAGTGCTCCTGCCGGAACGACCAATATTACCCTGATGCAAACATCAGGAACCTTCATCGTTGGTGAGCAACTTTTAATTAATGAGAGTAAAGAAATTTCTCGTTCAATTACTAGTCTCACAACTCACACTATTGAAGATGTCAAGTCAATTTATCAAGATTCTACAGCACTAAATTCTGAACTGAAGAGAGATTTTATTGCTGATACTATTCTTGAAAGAAAACTTCCTACCGGATTCGGTATAGCAGACACGGTTCAAATTAGTACTGCTGGTGCTATGACTTGCCCAGGCAAGTTCTTCAACAACATTAAAGTTGGAGATATTGTTAGATATCAGATCGCTGGAACTAGTGATGAAACGTTTAACAGAGTTTCTGCAATTAATTCTGCCAAAACTCAAGTCACTTTGGTTGCTGAGCAGGATAGAACTAATGTTTGTGATGGTAGTCTCCCAGGTTCTACTTTCACAGGAACATTTACATTAGGTGTGCCTATTGTTAGAGAGCGTGGTGGATTGTTTGCACCCCTTGAAGAACAAAATGTTTCTTCGGTTGATTTGGGATCTTCTAATCTTTTAGTTTCCAGTCAAATTAGAGAGCAGTCAACCAGCTCTACAGGATCTCTTTCAATAAACGTTACTGCAACTGGTATTAGTAGTTCCCTCTTTGAGGCATTTGATCAAGAAAGATATAGCATTCATTATAATGATGGATCTATTGAAACTTTAACAAGCGACCAAGTTTCTCTCAGTTCTGCAGGTCAAGTTATTACGTTTACTGGTCTCACCGCATCTCAATCAAGCAATGTGACAGTAAACACTACTGTCAAAAAAATAGGAATCACCAACAAAGACAAAGTATATACGAGAAGCACAAAAGTAGAAGTAACTAAGTCTGCTACTGGAGTATCTACATCCATCTCTCAAACTTCTCAAAGTGATTTTTATGGAACTAGAATTCAGGATAGAGAAATTTCTCTGAATGTTCCTGATGTTACAGAAGTTGTCGCTGTTTATGAATCATTAGGAACGTCTATTCCAACCTTAGATTCTCTTGAGTTCCCTGCTGGATTAGCACTCAACACAGCATCAATTTTAGGAGAAAGAGTCGTTGGATCTACAAGTAATGCTATCGCTCAAGTAGTCACAAGATCTTCAGCAACTAAGGTTGAAATTGTTTACTTAACTGATGATAAATTTACTGTTGGTGAAAACGTAACATTTGAAGAATCTGGTATTATTGCACCATTACAAGTTATTGGACTTGGAAATTATCAAGATGTTACAAATAACTATACTCTTGACAAAGGTGTCAAAGAACAGTTCTATGATTACTCAAGAATTGTACGTAGAGAAAATTTAAATTATACACCATCAAGAAAACTGTTAATAATTTACAATCATTATACAATTCCAACTAATGATACTGGTGACGTATATACAGTCAATTCTTACGATGCTGCCAGATTTAAATCTGACATCCCACTAGCAGGAGAACTCAGAGCATCTGATGTCTTAGACTTTAGACCTAGAGTTTCTGATTTTACTTCCACTACACTTTCTCCTTTTGATTATACTGCAAGAACTTTCGCTACAACAGGAACCAATCCAACTCTTTTAGTTGCTCCAGATGAAAGTTCTTTAGTTGGAATTAGTTACTACCTCCCAAGAATTGACAAAGTAGTGTTTACCACTCAAGGAAATATTGCTGTTGTAAGAGGAACTAGTGCTGAGGATCCAAAAGAACCTGAAATTGGTGGAGACATGATGGAATTGGCAAGAATTCAGTTGCCAGCATACTTATATGATACTTCTGATGCAGTATTAACCTTTACTGATAATAGAAGATATACGATGAGAGATATTGGTAGAATTGAGGATAGAGTTGAAACTTTAGAAACTCTCACATCGTTATCTCTCCTTGAACTTGATACAAAAACACTTCAAGTTAGGGATGCTGACGGTTTAGATAGATTTAAGTCCGGATTCTTTGTTGATGATTTTGCTGACAATCAAAGAATGGAGGACAAGTCCGAGTCTGGAATCAAAAATAATGAACTCGGAGCACCAGTTGATTACTTTACTCTTAAACCAGAAATTGCTTCTAGTCTTCCTACTGTTGGTGGTTTTGACTTAAACTTTGACCTTCTTGATCCAAATACTCAGAAGACTGGTGATTTGATTACACTTAAATATGACAATAAAGAGTGGATTAAACAACCTCTCGCATCTAGAGTTGAAAATGTAAACCCATTCAATATGGTCGCATTCACAGGTGCGATCAACATTTCTCCTGCTCAAGATAGTTGGACACGAACAGTTACAATTGATGGTGGCGAAAGAGTTACTAGAGTTTCTACTGATTGGAGAAATGGCAGACGGGGGAGAGAACTATCTAGTATTAGCACTAGCGTAGAGAGTAGAACTGCTGATACACATATCAGATCTAGGAACGTACAGTTTGAAGCAACTGGTTTAAGACCTCTAACAAGACATTACAATTTCTTTGAAAGTAGTACAGATTTGGATATTATTCCAAAATTAACTGAAATTTCCATGACATCTGGGGTGTTCCAGGCAGGAGAGACTGTTAGAGGTTTTATTGGATCAAGACAACTTTTCTCTGCAAGAATTTGTAATCCTAATCATAAGTCTGGTTCAATAACGAATCCTTCTACAAAATACACTTTAAATCCATACAATAGAAGTTTAACTTTACCTGAAGTATATTCTGCGTCTTCCACAGTTCTGAATATTGATATTAACTCTTTAATGGAAGATGTTCTTGGAGCATTTAATGGACGTATTGTGAAGGATATGGTCCTACTTGGTGTAACAAGTGGGGCACAAGCAAAAGTGTCAGACATAAGATTGATAACTGATACTTTTGGTGATGTAACAGGATCATTCTTCTTCAGAGATCCCCTTGCTTCTCCAACACCAGCAGTTACATTCACTACAGGAGAAAAGACTTTCAAACTTACATCAAGCTCTTCTAATGCTGAACCTCTACCTGGAAGTTTGAGATTTAGTGTTGGTGAAGGCACTTATACTGCTAGAGGAACTGTAGAAACTGTTCGCAGAACTAGAAATGTCACGGAATTCTTCCGCAGACCAAGACCTCCTGTACGAAGGGGTGATCCTTTAGCACAATCATTTACTGTTGACGAAACTGGGGCATTCCTGACAAGTCTTGACGTATTCTTTGCTAACAAAGATGAAAATGAAAAAATAAGATGTGAAATTAGAACCATGGAGTTGGGCACACCAACAGATATATTGGTTGCTGATTATGCACAGGTAACTCTTGAACCATCTCAAATTAATGTTTCAAGTGACGGTACAGTTCCAACTAAAGTTACTTTCCCTTCTCCAGTATATCTTGAACCAGACACTGAGTATTGCTTTGTTCTTCTTGCACCAACAACTAATGAATATGAAGTTTGGGTGGCAAGAATGGGAGAGAGGACTGTAAATCTGTCTACTCTACCTGACGCTGAAAGTGTAATCGTAACAAAGCAATATATTGGAGGTAGTTTGTTCAAGTCTCAAAACGGGACTATCTGGACTGCAAGTCAGTTTGAAGATGCGAAGTTCACGTTGCACAAAGCAAACTTCATTACAGAACCTGGTATTGGTTACTTCTACAACCCATCTCTGGAGAATGGAAGTGATTTAACTGAAAAACTTATTAATAATCCAGTTAAGACTCTTCCAAGAAAACTGAAGGTTGGTATTACAACAACTTCTGTAATGGATAGTATTCTGACCATTGGTAAAAAGGTAAGTGATAATACATCTTCTGCTGCTATTACCGGTAATATTGAGCAGGTTGGTGGAAACATTGCTAACACAACTAGCAATTTAGTTGGTGCAGGATACAGTAATGGAACCTATACTGGAGTCAATTTCTACTCTATTACCGGATCTGGAACTGGAGCTATTGGTATTGTCACGATCTCAAGTAATACACTTGATGGAAATCCACATGTGACGACTGCTGGCAATGGATACGTTGTTGGCGATGTTCTTGGAATTACAACTTCTGATGTTACCAGAGGTCGTGGTGCACAATTCTCAGTTAAAAACATCACAGGAAAAGATACTTTGTATCTAACTGATGTTCAGGGTGAAGAGTTTACTGAAGGACAGAATCTTGTCGTTTATAGTTCTTCTGATGTTGCAGTTGCATATGCTAATACAACAATTAGAAATTCTAGTGTAATCAGCAATCTCTATGATGGTAGAGTTCTTGAGGTTCAACAAACCAATCATGGTCTTCATGCAGATAACAATGTTGTTGTTCTTGCAGATATTGAACCCAATACAACTCCGACTACTCTAAATGCAGCACTTGGATTAAGTGATACAACTATTTCGGTTGCTAATACATCACTCTTTGCAACATTTGAGGGCATTTCCACTTCTACCGGTTATGCCAAGGTCAATAACGAAATCATTTACTACAACTCTATTACTGCCGGTGCTGGTGGTGCTGGAACACTCGGAATTGGCACAAGAGGTATTGATAATTCTCTCAAGAGATCTCATGACCTTAATGATCAAATCTTTACTTATGAGTTGAACGGAATCTCTCTTCACAGAATCAATAAGCAACATAATATGCCTAGTGATGCTACTTTAAAGAACGCTAGAGACTTTGATACTTATCATCTACAGATTGATCGTGGATCAAGAACAACTGGAGATAATCAACTTAGTTTCACTGATGAAAATAGTGTTGGTGGTCCAGTTGTGTTCTCTTCAAGTAATATTCAGTTTGATGAAATTACTCCAAGATTGAACGTATTCACGCCAACAGAGAGCACCACCGCAACTTCTCAAATTAGAACTGTCACAGGAACTAGTTCTGGTGGTTCTGAAGTATCATTCCTTGATCAGGGATATGAAAATATTTCTCTTAACAATGAGAATCGGATGAGCACTCCAAGAATGGTTGCTTCTAGAATCAACGAAACGACAAGACTATCAGATCTTCCTAATAGTAAGTCCCTGACTCTTGCCGTCAGTATGAACACGACCGATCCAAATCTATCTCCAGTTATTGATGTTCAGGGATCTGGAATTCTGTTTGGTAGAAATAGGTTAAATAATCCAATTTCTGATTATGCAAATGATGGAAGAGTAAATTCTCTTACAGAAGATCCACATACTGCGTATTACATTTCTAAAAAGACTGATCTTGCACAACCAGCAACATCTCTCAAAGTCCTTGTTTCTGCATACCGTCATTCTTCAGCAGACTTTAGAGTTCTTTATGAACTCTTTAGAGTTGATTCTAATGGTATTGAACAAGCATTTGAATTGTTCCCTGGATTTGATAATCTGACAGATACAAATGGTGATGGATTTGGTGATGAAGTAGTTGATTCTGTTCTTAACAATGGCAGACCGGACGCTTTCACTCGTGCGAGCACAGATGGTGAATATATAGACTATCAGTTTAGTGCTGATAATCTTGCTCAGTTTAATGGATTTAGAATCAAGATTGTTATGAGTGGAACTAATGAAGCAAAAGCACCGAAGTTCAAAGACTTTAGAGTTATTGCTCTTGCATGATGAAAAAGGTCAAAGATCATAAGCACCTGTACCGCACAGATACAGGTGCTGTTGTCAATAATGATACAACTGCTTATAATGAGTATGTTAAGATGAGATCTAACCGCGATCGTCAAAAACAAGAACTTGATGAAATGCGGAAAGATATAGATGAAATCAAGTCCCTTCTCACGGAGTTTATCAATGGATCCCGATCAAATCAAACTTGAAACAATGTCTAAAATGTTTGCTTATGAGCAACAGGCAAGACTAATTGACGAGTGCGATAATATTGGTGAACTTCAAAATATTTGCAAATCTTACGCAAAATTATATTTCAAGCAACAGGAAGTTGTCAGTGTAATAGGACTACCTTCCTAAATACTTAAAATACCTTTGAAAAATGGCAGTATACGTCAGTAATATTCAAATTGATCAGAGCACAGATTTTAGTCAGGTCTTCACTCTTGAAGATGGGACATCTAACTCTGTCTTGAATCTGACTAACTATACATTTAAATCCCAGATGAGGAAGCACCCAGGTGCAACCTCTGGTGTCACTACATTTACTTCATCTATTTACGGTAATGCAGCAAATGGTCAAGTTAAAATTGGTTTGACTACAAGTCAGACAGCTAACCTGAAAGATGGAAGGTATGTTTATGATGTTGTAATGACTGATAACGCTGGTATTATGAGTAGAGTTATTGAAGGTATGGTCCTAGTACGCGCTGGAGCAACGAAATTCTAATGGCGAATATTAGAGTTAAAACTAATAACAATACTACGACTGTTAGGGTCGGACAAACAAACGCTATAAAGGTCGTAGCATCAAATCAATCTGCTGCCACATCAACAGTTGATAAATTACAAAATGTTGGTGATATAAACATCGGTGCTAGAGCAAATAATACTTTCATAATGTTTGATGGTTCTGAATATATTCATGTTCCTGCACACCAAATTGTTGACCTTGCTGATGGTAGTGATGATGAAGCATATGATGCCGGAACTTTTTAAATGGTAGGTAATTTTTTAACTAAATAGATAAAAAGGTAAGAATTTTACAAGATGGCTGCTCCTGTATTACAGTTCAAGAGAGGTCTCTTTAGTAATTTGCCAGCATTGAGGGCAGGTGAGCCAGGTTTTACAACCGACAAATATGACCTCTACGTCGGTATTGACTCGACGACTTCAAACAATCAATTCGTAGGTTCAGGTAGATTCTGGACTATTGAGGGTGCTACTAGTGGATCTGGTGTCAACCTCGTAGAAGGTACGAATAACGGCACAAGTTATATTACACTTGCATCTCCAGCATCCCTTGCTGGTATCGTTACTTACTATTTCCCCGGTACTCAAGGTGGGGCAAGTAGTGTTCTTACTAATGATGGAAGCGGAAACCTCAGTTGGGGTGCCGGTTCTGCTAACTCAGTTCTGACTGGTGTTACTACAGTAACAGGTCACTTTGATGTTGACTCCACGGTTGATATCTCCGGTATCACAACAGTCACTAATACTACCGATAATACTCTCGGAAGTGCAGGCACTGGTGCTTTCCAAATTGACGGTGGTCTTGGTGTTGCTAAGAACGTTACTGTTGGTGGAAACTTAAACGTCCAGGGATATGCCGAATTCGTCGGTGTAGCAACATTCAAAGGTGGAACAATCAACCTTGGTGATGCTGACACTGACGATATTAACGTCGGTGGTGAGTTTATATCAAGTCTTGTCCCTAACGCAGATAAATCTGTTGACTTGGGTGAGTTTGATAAGCAGTGGAGAGATATCTACGCAGGTGGTTCTGTTTATGGATATGAAAGTCTAGTAAGTACCGAAGCTGCTAATACTACAGTCACATATACTGTTACTGTTGCTTCTAAGACTGCTAATCACAGATATAACGGCAGTGGTTCTGGTTCCGGATATTTTATTGATGGATCTGAGTCTCCATTTATCACTCTTGTTCCTGGTGTAACCTATCGCTTTGACCAAGCAGCAGCTTCTAACAGCGGTCACCCACTTCGCTTCTATCTAGAGGCACAAAAAACTACACAGTACACCACAAACGTTACAACCAACGGTACTGCTGGTAATGCTGGTGCTTACACTGAGATTACAGTAACTGATACAACCCCTCAGGTTCTTCACTATCAGTGTTCTGCTCACGGTTTGATGGGTAATGCTGTTGCCACACAGTCTAACGTAGTTCATAACAACTTCCAAGCAACTTTCCTGGAAGGTATTTCCGTTACTGGTGTTTCTACCTTCACCGGTCAGATTGATGGCAATGGTGGTGCCAATATCTCTGGTGCAGAAACAGTTCTCTCTTCCGCAACTGTTAGTGACCTGACAGATAACAGAGTTGTTATTGCTGGTACTTCTGGTGCTCTTGAGGATAGTGGCAATCTCACATTTAATGGTTCAACACTTGCCGTAACCGGCACTGCTGCCGTAACTGGTGACATAACCGTAAGTGATTCTATCACAGTTACCAAGGATGCTGTTGTTAGTGCTGGTCTGACTGTCACTGGTGCTATTGATGGTAATGGTGGCGCTAATATCTCTGGTGCCGAAACAGTTCTTTCCTCTGCAACGGTTAGCGACCTTACAGACAATAGAGTTGTTATTGCTGGTACTTCTGGTGCTCTTGAGGATAGTGGCAATCTTACCTTTAATGGCACTACCCTTGCAGTTACTGGTGCCGCAACTGTTGATAACTTAAGTCTTGACGGTAATACAGTTACAACTTCCTCCGGTGGATTAACTCTTGACTCTGCTAGTGGCACAACCACAGTTGCAGATGACCTGACTGTGAACGGTACATTCACCGTCTTAGGTTCTCAGTCTATTATTAACACTGAAACCTTGAAGGTTGAAGACTCTCTGATTGAAGTTGGTCTTGTTAATAGTGGTGGTTCTCTCGTAGCACCTTCTTCTGATGCCAACATTGACGTTGGTGTTGTAATGCACTATTACAGTGGTTCTGCAAAGACTGCTTCTATATTCTGGGATGATAGTGCCGGAAGAATTGTCGTTGCTGATGAGGTAACCGAAACCAATAGTGTAATGGGAAGTATCTCTTACGCTACTCTTGAGATTGGAGCACTGACCGTCAGTGATTGTCAAGGAAACAGTCAAGCAGTTATTTCTTGTAGTGGATCTACAAGAAGTTTGGAAAATATAACTGTAGATGGTGGTTCGTTCTAAGGTTAAGCACAACTTATAAATACAGGTGGGCGAGTCCCACCTTTTTTTATATCAATTATGAATGAATCTGAGATCAAAAATTTGATAGTAACCTATCAAAAGAAAGTAAATGATTTTTTATCACAATCAATTGCTATGGAAGCGAAGGTTCTAACTCTAACTCAACAAGTAGAATCTTTAACATCAAAAATTGCTGAACAAGAGGATGAGTTAGTGAAGTTGAGAAAACCAAAAAGAACTACTAAAAATATAGATTCTGAGGCATTCTAATGGCAAAACCGTCAACACGCCAAGGGCTGATTGATTACTGTAAAAGACAACTTGGTGCTCCTGTGTTGGAAATCAATGTTGATGACGACCAAATTGATGATTTGGTTGATGATGCTATACAGTATTTTCAAGAGCGTCACTATGATGGTGTTGAGAGGATGTACCTCAAATATAAATTTACGCAGGCAGATATTGACAGAGGAAAAGCAACCAATAATACTGCAAGCACAAATACTGTAGGTATTGTAACTACAAGTGCTACTTCAACATCCATTAGTGGATATGGAACAACAACTAATAATTTTTACGAGACATCTAACTTTATTCAAGTACCAGACTCAGTTATTGGTATTGAAAAGATTTTTAAATTTGATACTAGCAGCATTTCTGGAGGAATGTTTAGTATCAAGTATCAGTTGTTCTTGAATGATTTGTATTACTTCAACTCGGTAGAGTTGTTGCAGTATGCGATGACTAAGACTTATCTTGAAGATATTGACTTCTTACTAACACCAGATAAGCAAATTAGATTTAACAAACGTCAAGACAGAATGTATCTTGACATTGATTGGGGAAGTGTAACTGAGGATGATTATATAGTTATTGATTGTCACAGGGCATTAGACCCACAAAGTTTCACACAAATCTACAATGATAGTTTTGTTAAGAGGTATCTTACTGCATTAATTAAAAGACAGTGGGGAGCAAACATGATGAAGTTTGGTGGAACCAAATTACCAGGAGGAATTGAACTCAACGGCAGACAGTATTACGACGACGGTGAAAGAGAAATTGCTGATATTCGTAGTCGTATGGCAATGGAATATGAACTACCACCTCTTGACTTTATTGGCTGATGGCACTTAATCCCTTTTTCCTACAAGGTTCCTTTGGGGAACAAAGATTAGTACAAGAGTTGATCAACGAACAACTCAAGATATATGGTGTTGAAGTAACATACATTCCCAGAAAGTATGTACGTAAACAGACCATTATTGAAGAAGTACAATCCTCCAAGTTTGATGATAACTTCTTACTAGAAGCATATGTAAACACCTACGATGGTTATAGTGGTGCGGGTGACCTCATGACCAAGTTTGGTGTCAGTCTCAGAGATGAGTTGACAGTTACAGTATCTAGAGAAAGATTTGAAGATTTTATTTCACCTTTCTTGGATGACGAAAGTGATCAGGAAGTTGAAGTATCGGGAAGACCTAGAGAGGGCGATTTAATTTATTTCCCACTAGGTAAACGTTTATTTGAAGTAAAATTTGTAGAGCATGAAAACCCATTTTATCAATTGGGTAAGAACTATGTTTATGAACTTAAGTGTGAACTCTTTGAGTATGAGGATGAAGTCTTTGACACCTCTATTGATGCCATTGATACAGTTCTTGAGGACCAGGGTTACATTCTTGACCTTACGATGTTCTCAACGGGTTCTGGTGCCTCTGCGACAGCATCTGTAGGCACAGGATATATCCAGAAGATATTCCTTGATAATGATGGTTCTGGATTTACAGGCACACCAACTGTAGCTATTACAACAGCACCATCTGGTGGAACTGATGCTACAGCAGTAGCGATCACAACAACCAGAAACAATATTACCTCTATATCAGAAATCTTGCTGACTAATGCAGGTGCTGGATATACTGTAGCACCAACCATTACTATTAGTGGTGGTGGCGGAACTGGTGCTGCTGCTACATGTGGGATTATTACTGCTCATAGAGGTGTTATTTCCTTCACAATTACTGATGGTGGTAGTGGATTTACTACAACACCTCCAGTAACAGTTTCTGTTCCTCCACTGTCTCCAGCGATTAATGCTAGTGCTAAAGCAGTTGTATCCGCTGGAGGAACCATCACTGAAATCAGAATTGTTAATGCTGGTGCTGGTTTCTTAGGATCTGCTCCAACAGTTACAGTCGGATCTGCCGCGACAACTGGTATTGGAACTTTCTGGTTCAATGAGGTCATCACTGGATCTAGATCCGGTATGTCCGGTAGAGTCAAGAGATGGGATGCAGACACCAATATTCTTCGTGTCGGTCTTACATCTGGTTACTTCTATGCTGGTGAGACACTTACTGGCGCTAAATCTGGTGCTACCTATGTTATTAAGAATACTGGTGTGGCAAACACTGAGACGGATAAATACAGAGACAATGATGAGTTTGAGACACAAGCAGATAGTCTAATTGACTTCAGCGAAACTAATCCCTTCGGAACATACTAATGTTAGGATCTTACTACTACCACGAAATTATCAGAAAGACTATCATATCTTTCGGTACTTTGTTTAATGATTTGAATATCAAGCACAAAGACTCAAGTGGTGGTGTTGTAAGTCAACTAAAAGTTCCTTTGGCGTATGGTCCGACTCAAAAGTTTCTGGCAAGATTAGAACAGCAGGCAAATCTGGACAAACCAGTTCAGATTACTATGCCCAGAATGTCGTTTGAAATGACATCTATTGCATATGACTCAACCAGAAAGTCTGGAATTACCCAGACCTTCAGAGCGGTTGATGGCAATGATAAGATGAAGAAAGTCTTCATGCCTGTACCATATAATATTGGATTTGAACTAAGCATTTTTGCAAAATTAAATGATGATGCTCTTCAAATTGTTGAGCAGATACTCCCTTATTTTCAACCATCTTTCAACATTACTGTGGATTTGGTTGAATCAATTGGAGAAAAAAGAGATATTCCTGTTGTTTTGAATTCAGTTAATTTTCAGGATGATTACGAAGGAGACTTCTCTACACGTAGAGCTTTAATATATACTTTACGATTCACAGCAAAAACTTACCTGTTTGGTCCTGTTGCTGAGAATCCTGAAGGTCTCATCCGTAAGGTTCAAGTTGATATGTATGCTGACACCAACACTCAGACAGCGAAGAGAGAGGTAAGGTACACTGCTGTGCCCGATCCAATTACCGCTAATCCTGGTGATGATTTTGGTTTCACTGAAACTTGGGAGACATTTACAGATTCTAAATCGTATAGTCCTACAAAGCAGTCTGATATTTGATACTTATGTCTGATTTTGATGCGATTGATGAGGCACTTAACGTGGAAAGCAGTATTGTTGAAACAGAAAAACCATCTCCTATAAAGAGACCGGTAGAAAGTAACGATATCAAAAAAGACTACGAATATACAAGAGCAAATTTATATTCTTTAATTGAAAAGGGACAAGAGGCAATAAATGGAATAATGGAACTGGCAGGAGAAAGTGCTAGTCCTAGAGCGTATGAAGTTGCCGGACAACTTATCAAAAGTGTGGCAGACACAACAGACAAGTTAGCAGATTTACAAAAGAAACTTAAGGATCTTGAAGAAGACGGAGCAAAAGGTCCTAACAGTGTTACCAATAATGCAGTGTTTGTAGGTTCTACGTCAGAACTGCAGAAACTTCTGAAGCAAGGATTTCTAAATAGTAATAACCAAGAAAAAGATAAATGAAGAAGTGTAAGCAGGGGTATTACTACTGCTATAAAGATAAAAAGTGTAAGCGAATCCCTGGTGGATATCGTGTAGGTCTGGGTGGGTATCTCCGCAGGGAAAGAGAAGAAGAGAGATCTGAGGATAGTGGCGAAACCGAAACCAAGAAAAATGGTAACGGAAATGGTAATGGTGGAAACGGCGGTAATGGTAATGGTGGAAACGGCGGTAATGGTGGAAATGGTGGCGGTGGTGTAAGTGAATCAGTAATGACTAAAGCGCAAATTAAAAAGCGTGATGAAATTGCTGACTCTATGAGTACAAGAGAATTCAATAAAAGATATGGTAAGGACCGTGGTAAGAGTGTGAAGTACGCTACTGCCACTAAACTTGCTATGGGAGAAGGGTGGTCAGATAAATATAAGAAGTCTATTGATTGTGATAATCCAAAAGGATTTTCTCAAAAAGCACACTGCCAAGGCAAAAAGAAAATGGACGAAGAAATTATCTCTGAAAAACGTGATGGTAAGTCTTCCAAAGACAAAGGATATTCTCTCCGCGACTGGTTCAAAGGTGGTGGTTGGAAACAGACTGGTGGTAAATATGATGGTAAGCCCTGTGCAAAACAACCTGGTCAAAAGACCAAACCATATTGTCGTGACGCAGACGACCGTGCTGCTATGAGTAAAGAAGAGAGAAACAAGAGAGCTGCTAAAAAGCGTAAAGAAGATCCAAATCCAAACAGAAAAGGGAAGGCAAAGAACGTGACTCAAGAATCGTATTCAAACTGGAGACAAGATCTTCAAGAAAAACCAGGTGATGGTTATCTTGGTCCAACACTTAAAGTTGGTAAAAAGGAATACGGTGTTCCAAACCCTATTCGTATCGCAAAAGATGTTCATGATAATACGAATAGGGCACAAAAAAGAAGAAATGATGCGTACAATCAAGTGCAACCTGGTTCTGCAACATTTGTAACTCCATATTCAACTTTCAACAATCAAACAAGCACTGCTAGTCAGACACTTTTTGGAATGCAGAAGCAGTCTTATGAACCAGAAGGTGAGGTTGTTGAAGGACGTGATCCTGGACCTGGTGATGCTATGCCAGGACATGCGTTTTTCAAAAACGCTGCTGGAGGAATTACCACTTTAAATCAAGTTGACGCTAAAATTAAAGCAAAACAAGTAGATAAGAAAAAAGGTGTTAAAGAGGAGTTTGTAGAAGAAGGCAAGAAAGATGCTTGCTACCATAAGGTCAAGTCTCGCTATTCTGTCTGGCCAAGTGCTTATGCCTCTGGTGCATTAGTTAAGT